GTCAATGTCCTCAGTAATCTCAAGACCATCTTCAGGCATATCCATGCCATCGGCTTCACTTCCTACAATATGCGGCTCATAACGAACCCAGCTAGTACCACGCCCACCTAACAGACGGTCATTAACTGATTGATTCATAGCGGATTTGTAGTCACCATAGTGGGTGATTTCGTAGTCCAATGCTCTCTCAAGCATCATAGAAGCTACTCTACCTATTGGATCGTTGTCCCTAAATCTACGGCTTACATCAGGTCTAGGCAGTCTAGCAAAGATAGCTGGAGTAATAGTCTGTACATTGCTCCACAGAATATTAAACTTTGCATTAGGGTTATTCCTAGTACGGCTGTCATCACGATACCGTTTAACAATCTTGTCGGCTCTACCTTCCCACTCTTTAAAGGTGCGCTCGTACTGCCCAATAGTGTTATACCAATCTTGGTATTAGTGTTCCATAGTAATCCTTAAGTAAAGTTGCCTGTAGCAAATACGGTAGCACCAGCACCAGTAGTAATCTTCCATGCTCCGCTTACTGACTGGGCATCAAGTGTCAGCATATATAAGCCAACAGGGGTAGTAGCGGTTGTAAGTGGGTAGGATATTGCGCCATCCAGTAGCGATACTGTGCCAGTAGTTAAGGCATTAACAGTAATAATAAGGTTGCTAACTATATCGCCTTTAGCACCAGTAACGCCTAATACTTGGGCAGTTTGTGATGCGGCAACGGTTTCGTAATAGACTGCATAGGGTAGGGCTACGGCTGACATTAGATTCTCCTAAAGGTTTGTTTTGGTGTTTCTTTCCACATCTCGTTGAGCGTTACATCAGTTTGCCCGACATGAAGTCCCTTAACTCTTGAATCTTTGAGGATAGGGCTGTCCTCATCTTTCCATACAATACTGAGATAGCGGAACGCATCGGCTGAATGACTTGTGAAATCATGTTTTGGGCGGTCATTAAAGCATTTCTTATCATCATTCCATTCCCGTTGATATTGACGTAAACATTCGATACCTTCTTCACATCTATTATCAAACCAAGTGCGAGTTAATGCAAGCCTTGTTGCCTGTATTCCATCCTGAATTGACAGGTTTGGAACGATTTTTAGATGTTTTATGTCGATTTTTGTCGCAATTTGTTCGATTATGCTCTTACCACCCGATGCCATAGTTTTTGCTCTAGCGTCATGTGGCAGGTAATGGTAGCCATATTTGTAACCAAACTCATCTTCTTTTTGTTGCAATAAGCCTGTATAAAATGGCACGGCTTGACCGTTGCTAGAGTGGTGATCTAGTACCCGTATCTCCCCATAGACCACCTGAAACCACCAAATGCTAGTGGAATCATTGAAACCCAAATCCCATGCAGTATGGCAAGGAAACATAGGGTCATAGTCAACAGTAGTAATCCGTTCCATATCCGTGATCCTACGCATTTCTTGACCATAAAACGCTCCTAATATAGCTGCTTCAAATGAACACAGGAATTCTTGCTCATATTGATTATCCGACATTGTGGCTTGAGCATCTTTTAATTCAGCGTCAGGTAATAGCCCTGATACATCGGCTCTAAGTGTCTTAACATACCAGTTAGGGTTCTTTTGGGCTTCGTTATAGATGTCATAGAACGCATTATGGCCTTTAGGAGTGCCAATAAAGGTAGCCCAGCCTTGTCTATCAGTAAGCAATGGCCGAACAATCTCGCCCCAAAGTCTAGGTTTCATATCGGCATACTCATCTAGGACTACGCCATCTAGGTATAAACCCCGTAATGCGTCAGGATTGTCTGCACCGAACAAGCGAATCTTAGCCCCATTGACCAGTTCTACCCATAATTCAGACTGATTAGCTTTAACAATGGCTGGCTCTGCATATTTAAGAAGATAGTCCCACGCAATGTTTTTAGCTTGAGCGTAGTAAGGAGCAATGTAAGCGTATCTACCATCAGGCTTCTTGTCCATTATGGCTCTACGAATTGTGTCGGCAATTGTGGCACAGGTCTTACCTGCCCTACGATGACAAACTAATACAGCCCAGCGTTGATTTCTTTTATGGAAGTCTAAGAACGCATCCCTTGATTTGTAGGGATATTCGTACTTCTTTACTATCTCTTTCAATCTAGGAACTTGTGTTCGTGTATTACTTTCATTGGCTGTTCTTCATCACCTGAATGTTCTGTTCGGGCCAACTTAGGAAGGTGGTATTCCATGACGCTCTGCAACATACCAAAAGCTTTTTCAGGATTAGGCAAAACAATGAATTTATCATCATCGTTTTTAACGCCATCAGCAACCTGTTCTAGCCACTTTTGCATACTAGGGGCATTACCATCAACGAACCGTGCAATCGCTTCTCTAGCTTGGCTAGTGGCTTTATTGACTGCTCCTGCCTTACGACCTACATTAAGGTTAGGGTGTTCGCTATTTTTCGCTTGTTTATCGGGCATACCTTATCCAAGTGGTTGATTAAGATAAGTTAATTCTACTCTATTTTGTCGATTTGTTGTTGTATTAGCTCTTTACGACTAGGCGGTGTAGTCATGTAAGACTTGAGAGCATCTAATGATTTAAGCTGTTCAGGGTTATATGCCAATGCTTTGTTGATTTCTTCAGGCCATTGACCTACTGTATATCCACGCAATGCTGAATCAGTAGCATTTTTAATGGCATCTGTTTCGGGGCGGCCTTCATCCAATGTGGCTTGGTAATCTAATGCGTGTTCTTTTAATGTATTTAGTTGTTCAGGTGACCAAGACTTTATTAATGTTTCCCTAGTCTGATTAGCCATAGGATCAATATGAAGCATCTCCGCGGCTAAATCATGGTGCGTAAATTGGTCAGGTTTAAATACTTCTACGCCCACTCTATCAATTGGTAATGCTTGATGCTTATTAAAGCCACCTTCAGGTAATGGCGCACCAGCTTCACCTACTGGATATGTTTCAGCAAAACCCCTATTTTCGGCAGGATTTACCACTACCATAGGATTGTGCCTTGCAACAAAAGGATATGCTTGCGTTGCTTGATTAAGCAGATTTGTTGCGTAATCAGCCATTACTTAACTTCTTTATCCAAGTCTTTAAGCTTGTTGGCGATCATCTTTCTACGGGCAATACGGTCAGCTTGGTTCTTTTCTAGCGTAGTTTCTTTATGATTACGCAATAGAGCGTCTTCTTTCTTGTATTTGCGTTCCATCGGCTTCATTCTTTTTCTCCAATGTACTTATCGTATTGGGATTCTAATTTGGCTTTACGGCTGCCTTTAGCGTATTCGCGTTCAGTATTCAACGCAATAGCAGTAGCTTGGGCTACACTTTTACCCGCCTTTTTTTCCGCTTTAATGTTTTTGCCTACGGATTCTTTTGAACCTGATTTGTCGAGTGGCATATTAACCTTTGAATTTTAGTAAGTAGATGGTGGTATCGATTTCTTGCGCGATATTATCGATCAATTGAACAATCTCTGAATCTTTTGGCAATTCATAACGGGCATCTTTTACAAATGCTTGTAATGACTGTAGATATGCCAACGGTTCTTTAGGCTGGTGGTATGTACTAGGAAACTGGGTAATCTGACCATAAATGCCAAAGTAACACTCAGCCAATTCATCTGTGGCTTGAATAATACTCTCGTAAAAATGTCCGAGTGTCTTATGTTTGGCGTAGGATTTGGTAGCCCAATGAAAAAAGTGAGTGTTTGTCCCCGCGTGGAGCAAAGTTGCCAAAAATAAAGCCATAGATTTTTCCATAATCTCACCTAAATGTAGGGCCATAAGCCCAACTGACTGCTGTATAACGAGTTCCATCTGTTACAGGTAACACTCTATGCTGTAAAAATGACGGAAAAACAACAATATCTCCCTGACATTTTAATACATTTTCATCTTTATTTGATTCTATTTCAAGCTTGCCACCTTCAAAATTATCATTTAACAAGATACTGATAGACAGTTTTCGTTGCTCATTGTTTACAGGTGCTTTGGAATCCATGTGCCAGTCATAGTGACCGCCTAATCCATATTGGGACATTTGTACCTTTTCAAGTCTTTGAATGTTATATCCCCAGTATTTGTTAGCTTCTACAATATAAGATTGAATAACGCAGCCTATAGGGGATAACAGTTCTTCCCAGTAAATGTTAGTAATTCGGGCATTTTTGTCTATTTCGTGGTTATTTTTATCCACTTTAGCGGTATCAGATTTATCCCAATCTATTGATTTAATTAGGTATTCGCAAAATTCTTTGGGTAATGCTTTTTCAAATATATGAAAGTGTTTATTTAACACGCTGAATTACTCCTAATGCGCGGATTGCAGCATCTATGCTGTCTACCCTACTGATTGGCCCACCTTTCCATTTT